GTCATCTTTTACTCTGACACCTCTTTGTTTAAATCCTGCCGGAAGATTTGATAATGTTCCCGCGTCTAACAATTGACGGAGAGCCGCAGTTGCAGTACGGCTCAGTCCGCCAATCATATGAATGAGTCCAAGGCCATAAAATCCAAGTCCTGGCAGAAATTTAAAATGGACGAAATATTGGATCTTATTTTTCTTTGGATCATTGGGCGCGAAGTTCCTTCTTATCGAAAGAACCTTCCGACTACCTTGCTCGATTGTAACGATGTAAGGTAATTTTATTCCTGTTGGTTGACCATCTTGACCAACGTCTTCGAAACCTTCTAAATCAAGGTCTACGTGGAATTCTAGTAAAGTATATAAAGGTTCAATTCTTTGAGATTTAGTCATACCTTCTAATTCTCTTTCTTTTCTTTTTAATTCGTTTGTATTTGGATCAACTGGTTTATTTAATTCTATGTCAGAATAAAAACCATTTACTTGTTGCTTACGTAAATCATTTTCTGACATCTTAATTACGTGACAAACAGAAGTTGCATCTTGTAGTGATGTTGCTGTGTATGGCACGATTAAATCATCAGCTGGTACGAATTTAGAAACAGCCCTACCTAATAGGTCATCATAATAAACTTTTTTAAATGTTGATCCTGCAAGTGGCAGGTAAAATAACATTTGATCAAACTCAGGTTCATATTCCTTCATTTGATCCATTAATTGATAATTCATGAAATCTTTAACACGCTGAGACTGTTGTTCTTTCATGGGATTGCTTGCTCCCATGATTTGAGTTCTAACGGGTCCGTCAGCTGGTAATAATTCTTTATAAGCTAAAGCTTGGAATTGAGTTACGGCTTCAGCAAGAACTGGGTGCGTTGCACCAGATGCTCCTTGAAAAGGCTCAGTTCTATTTTCGTATTTAAATCCTAAAAGATCTAAACCAACAGTATAAGCCCTTTCCCAATCTGCACGAGATAACTTGTATTCTCTATAATCTGATTCTAACCTATTTGCGATTGGATCAGTAATGTCTTCTGGTAATAAATCATTTAAGTTTGCAAAGTGATCACCTTGTTCAGGTGCAGGCATTGCATTTGGATCAAAATCAATTGTTGCCCCTTCTTCGTCTTCTATGACTTCAACGGGACCTTTTGGTGTTTGTGGTTCTTCCAAATTAACAACCTCTGCAACTTCATCTCCTGGTCGTTTTATGTTTGGGAGACCTTTATCTATATCTGCCATTTAAATTCTCCTATATTCTTTTAACACGATTATACATTGAAGGCAACCCCTGTGGATTAGGCCCTGATTCAGGTGGAATCGCATGGGGTCTTCTGATTCCAGCTATGCCACCGCCTGCTTTTTCCATTCTAAAGTTATCTGCATAATATGATTTTTTATCCAAATCAGAAAAAAACTCCATTAAATCTTTATATTGTCCAGCATCTAATTGTTTACTTAGTTTTGGATAAATCGCCTGAATGTCTTCAGGAGTGTAAGGAGGAAACATTTCTTCCATTTCTTTATAACGATCTTTTTGTTTTTGTTCTTGCATAAAAGGACTTGGTTCTTTTACGTTATAATATTCATCCATATAATCTTTTTTTCTTCTCTCATCTAAAGCTTGTTGTCTTTCAACAGCTGTATTGTAAGCTTGAGATGCCATACTTTCAGGATTCATAATTCTATTAATATCACTAATTGTCTTTGATCTATATAAATCTTGAATGTCTGCAGAAGCTGGATCTGTAATATCTTTTCTTCCTGCTTTTATTCCCCGTTCTTTTTCAGCGAAGGTATCATAAACTCTTTGCTGATCTTCTAATGCTTTTTGATATTGTAAAACTTTTGGATTTTGTTGTACATCTCCAATTAATTCTTTTTCTCTTAGTTTTTCAGCACCGCCATACCAAGCTACGTCTTTCGGTCTTCCTGCAATTAATCCTGGTGTAAACGTTTCAGCAAAAGCTTGATTATGATTATAACCTTGTTTTCGATAGTAATCATAAATTCCACCTTCAACCATTCCTTCAATTGCATAACCAATTGGAGCACCTAAACCAGTCCATTTAAAAGCAGTTGATAATCCAGCTGCTCCTGCTTGTAATCCTTGTCTTACAATCTTTCCAATTTGTGGTAGCTTACTTGCAACTTGTAATGCTTTTCTTTGTTTGGTTAATGCTTTAGCTCTAACTGTTACATCTTGTGATTTCATATCAGCTCTGGTTTTTTTTACATCATCCATGTAACATTCAACAGTTTCTCCAGCACCAACTGACTTAGCACAACGGTAGCCCATTTGTTTAAATAATTTAATTTGATTGGCTTCACTCATGCCCGATACTTTTGCCCCTGTTCTAATTATACTTTCATCAGTACCTTTAGTTCCAATAAATTTTCCATCTGTTTGGTATCTGATTCCACCCATCTCATCAGAAAGATTAGTCATATCTTCTGCATATTTTATTTTAGCTTTGGCTATTCTTTTTGGATTACCACTCTTAATGGCTTTGTCATAAGAGTTTTGAATATTTCCTTGTCTTCTATTAGCATATCTAAAAGAAGATTCTGTATCAAATGGATAGTCTTTTACTCCTTTGAAATGATGAGCTTCAGTAAAACTATAATAAGGTTTTTTCTCTCCCATGTATTTTTGCAAACCTTTATCTTTAAATGGTACTTTCTTACCTATTAATGTTTCATATTCTTTCTTAATCATACCTTCTCTAAACCATTCATTTAAAGCTTTTCCTTTAAACGTCATTTGATTTAATCTAGCATTATCATCATATGCCTTGATAGCTTTATTCCAGCCGCCTCCGTGTTTATCAACCATTTCTTCTAAATTTCCGTAAGTAAATATTTTACCACTTTTAGAATCTTTAAATTTAGCTTTTCTCCAAGCTTTGTCTTTTCTCCAATTAATTCTTCCATCTTCAAATTTAGGAAGCTTATCTGCATTAGCTAATTTAAATCTTCCACCCTGAGCATGAGACGAATATATATTTTGCCAAACTTTTCTTTTATTTTGTCTTCCTCTTGGAAAAGAATAAGTTCCTCCAGTTTTTTCCATATTTTTCTCCATAGCCACATATTCAGCAGCTCTGGTTGTTATTTGAGCATCAGTAAGGTTTTTATTTTTTAAAAAATGTTTTCCACCTGAGTATTGTTTAATAATGTCTTTGGCTTCTGCTACGGTTCTTTTTTCAAAAAAACCTAAATCTTTTGCTATGGGTTTTCCCCCACGTTCACTTCTATCAAAATTATAAACACTGTTTCTATTCCACTCACTTCCAGTAGCTGTAGTATATCCTGCACTATTTAATTTTTTTGCAAAATCTTTTCCTTTTAGTCTTCTATTTTCTGGCTTTAATCGTATTTTTGCATATTCTTCTCTATTTAATCTTTTAGGGTAATATTCATCATATTTAGCTTCCACTAATTCTATCATTTTCTTTTTATTTTCAGGTGTAGCCACCATACTTTTTGCATTCCAATTAGGCTTTCCTATTCTATCTCCTCTCACTCTTGCTCTGTATGTATAATCTATTTTACCACTAGGTAATTTTCTTTTTTGGACATACATACCTTCTGGAAGATCTTTGTATATTTCTTGTACTTCTTTTGTGGTCCATTTCATCTTTCCTGAATACCCAGGTCTCGATCCATCAACCGATGGTGCAACTAACTGGCCTCCTTCTGCAAGGTCCATGATCCGTGGTTCTTGGAGCGCGGATCTTAGAATGGGGTTCTTGATCACCGGATCACTGCTGTTCTCTAATCCGAATTTAATTAATTGTTTAAGATTCATTATTCGCCCACCATGTGCGCCAGTCCGCCTGTTGCATTTTTTCTTCTTCTAATAGCTTTATCAAACTCACCTTGAAATTTTAAAGTATCACCATGTTTTAATAATAACTCATCATATAAATCTGGATCTAATCTTCTGTTTTTTAACATTGTAATAACTGTACCTTGCATTCCTCTATCTAGATTCATTATTTCATCAATCTGATCTAAACTTAGCTCTGGAAAATTTTGTTTTAATTTTTCTCTACTTAATTTAAAACCTGCCGGCATATCAGGAACATCAATACCTGCTCTTTCACCTGGAAGTGGACCTTCACTTATAGCTTTCGCCACTTTCTCTCTTTCCTGAAAATCAGCGATCGCCTGTTTCAACTGTGTTTTTTCAGCCATTGTCTTAGATGTTTTTCCAATCTTCGTTGACTTTGGTGCAATCTTGTTGGCTAATGCCATAAGTCCTTCTAGTACCGATTTACCCCCGCCTAACGGAACACGGCCACCTGATGCTTTTTTAGTTTTAACTATGCCTGTAGCAAATTCTTCTACTTCACTGAAATCAGATCCATGCTCACCGAATTTTGAAGAAACTGATTCTTCGAACTTAACATTCTCTGGATGTCCTCCAGTAAATTCTGCTTCTTCAACATTAAACTTTGCTTTAGTTTTTCCAGCTTTATTTATAGGTTGTCCTGTTTTAGTAAAATCAGGTTCAATCCATTCTGACGCTTTATATTCAAGTCTTACTGGTTGACCATGTTTACCAGCTGAAAAACCATGCTTATCTTTTCCAATATCAACCCATACATTTCCGGAATCTAAATCTTGGTGTACATACACATCTGTTTTGGATTCTGGTAATTTAGATTTATGAACAACCATTCTTTCCTTATACGCATTTTTTTTAGTTACATCTGTCCCTTCTTTAATGACTTTATTTACAAGGGGCTTGAACCATGAGGGCATGCCATCAACATTTTTAATTGGAACTGAAGTTAATTCTTTTGCAACAGTTGCTCCTTCTTTACCAAACATTTTTAATGCACCTGTTTTAAGTGCACCGATACCAGCGCCTACTCCACCCATTAATTTTAAAAATGCTCTACGGCCCATTTTAAATGGCATTCTTTCATTTGTATCTTCTGCAAGTAAATAACTTAAACCTGTTCTACCACCTTGTGCAAAACCTAATGCCTTTTTTAATGGTGATTGCGTAGCGCCTCCTGATAATTGATTTGCTAAACCAGGTAATGC